TTATTTGTGTTGGAAAAGTTTCATAAAAGGCAACTATTGGCTTTATTTAGGCGTTTCATTTTTCTTAGGATTTCCTTTTATTCAATTTTTCAGTATGATTTTTGGGTTGCCATACAAAACTGGTGATTTTAATTTCAAATCAGTTCTATTGCTTGGGATATTTTGGTTGTTTTTTATGCAAGTATTTCAATTAGCAAACTGTTGGGTAAACAAAAAAAAGGTTATTAATTACTGGGATGTATTTTGGAGTTTAATAGGTTTCAGTATAGCTTTATTTTTAATGAGATAATGGCATATAAGATAACCAAATATTCATTTGCAAAGGCAAAAAGTCTTGGAGTTGAAATAAAACCATCGACTAACATATTGAAAAAAATTGATGTGTTTAAAAATGGTAAAAAGATAGCTTCGATAGGGGCAAGGGGTATGAATGATTACCCTACATATTTAGAGAAAGAAAAGAAAGGCTATTACCCAAAAGGGTACGCACACAAACGTAGGATGCTATATAAAGAAAGGCATAAAAAAGACCGAAATGTGGTCGGAACAAATGGTTATTACGCCGATAAAATACTTTGGTAAAAAGGAACTTAACAACACATAGAAATGAGTTATTTAAAAAAAAAAAATAACTTAAATTTTAAAAAGATGACAAAGAAAACAAAAATGTTATTAGGCGGTGTTGCCGTATTAGGATTAGCCTACTTCTTATACCAAAGAAGTCAAAAAATGGCAAACATGAGTGGAATGGCTAACTTTGGCGGAGTGGATGACATGAGCGATTTTGCTAATGCCGAAGGAAAACGTTTATGTGTTAGAATTAATCCAAACGGAAGTACAACCATGTACACGCCAATTGCGGGAAGCCGTTGTCCTTCTGGAGGGAGAATACAAACCGTTTAATTAGAAAATTATGTCATTAGTTTATGAAAACAAAGTTCCTAATTCGTATAGGAATGCTTTTGTAAAAAAAGTTAGGGAAGTATCTAATCGTTTAGGTATTGACCCTAACTGGCTAATGGCTATTATGTATTTTGAAAGCGCAAGAACGTTTAGTCCGTCAAAAGGCAATAATATTGGTTGTTACGGTCTTATTCAGTTTTGTCCTGATAGGGGTAAAAATTACAAAACTGTCAACGGTAAGCGATACTTTATGTCGGATATTGCTAAAATGGATTATTCCGAGCAATTAGACTTGGTTTACGAATATTACAAGCCATATACAGGAAAACTAAAAAGTTACACCGATACATATTTTGTAACATTTTTTCCTTTGGCTATCGGTAAGCCTGATGATTGGATTATTCAGGGCGGAGGTTTTACCGCAAGACAAATATACAATTCAAACCCTGCCTTTCATCAAGTAAAAGATGGTAAGATTCAAGTTTGGGAAGTAAAAAAAGTAATCTTAGAAAAACTACCAAGAGAATGGGTCAATGATGGAAGTTTTACTTTAGCAATTAAATCATACAAAGGTTATTTAACCGCAGGATTATTATTAATCGCCATTGGCGGATTATACATTTATAAAAATGTTAGAAAAAAATAGCGCAACTGAACAAATGCAAGAGCAAGAAATTAAAAAAGAAGTAAATACTCAAATTCACAAACACTTATCGACTATTTTTATTGTTGTTGGTATTATATCTTTTACTCTTGGGGCAATAGTAAACTATTATACAATAAAAAGATTAAACGGAAGTAAACCATGAAAATAAGTGGACAAGTTATAGACAGCAAAGGTGAAGGATTACCTTTAGCCAACATTACAATTACAACTGGTGAAAAAGCCGAAAAGTTAGGTGTTGTCGCTGATTTAGATGGTAATTTTACTACTGAAAACGATTTAATTAAACCAGATTCAATTTTTAGAATTAGTTACGTTGGCTTTATACCAAAGTTTTTAAAAGCAAGCGAGTTGGCTGGTAAAAAAATTACGTTGATGGAGAGCGCAGAACAGCTTAGGGAAGTAGTTGTATTTTCAAAACCAATAAGAACTGCAAAGCAGTCAAGTAGTGCCTTAAAAACGCATATTCAAAACAATAAATTCGCCTATGCTGGAATAGGTGGTCTATTAGGGTTATTCCTAATAGTTAAATCAATAAAAAAATAATTATGGAAGCACAATCAACTGCACCAGCAACTACTCCAGCGCCAGCTACCGCACCAGCGCCCGAAGTTGCAAACGTAACATATCAAGCGCCAGCTTCAACACCATCAATGGAAACTGGAGGCGCTATGGAAGCTATTACAAAACCTAAAATGAATGTTAAGGATATTGTACTTAGTGGATTTTTATTAGCTATGAGTATTTCCGTTATTATCTACACAAGATTGGGAATTAAAAAACTTAAAGAACAACCAAGTGCAGATGAATTTGATAACATGAGTGAGGATATTGAAGAATTAAAGTTTAATTTACAAAAAGCATTGGGCAATAAATATCAAAAAACCTAAATATAAAATTCATGGCAAAAAGTAAAGGATTAGGCGACACGATTGAAAAGGTTACAACCTTTTTAGGAATTAAGCAATTAGTTGAAATACTAAATCCAGATTGCGGTTGTCCGTACAGAAGGGATTATTTAAACGAAAAAGTTCCTTATAACTTTGAATCTTACAAAAAAGTATTAAAATTTAAAATATAATTATGACATCAACAAATTTATTATGGTTCGGATTGGGCATGGCTATTGGCTATGTTTTCATCAAAAAAGATTGGGGAACAAGGGTTGTAAAACCAATAGCCGAAACTGCGTTGCAAGCTGGTAAAGATTTGGCAGTCGATGTAAAAGACACTGTTCTTGACACCGCAAAAATGACAAAATGCGAAGCAGACTGGTTAGAAATTGCCAAAGTTTCAAAATTTGGCTCAAAAGAAAGTGCTGACAAGGCTAAAAAAGATTTTATGGCTTCTTGTATGGCTAAATAAAAACAAAAAAACCAATGAACTTAAACGAAGTTACTTACGGAAACCCAACAAAACAGCAATACCACCATATCACAAAACGTTGTATGGTGGATAGTTTGTTTGAAAAACTAAAAGAAAATAGTTTCCCAAATAATGATTCAGAAATGGTTAAGGATGAACTTAACGAAATTGTGGATTATTTAAAAGTTATGGATGATGAAGAAAATGAAATGTTTCTAAAGCGCTATAAGTCTTATGACCGAAATTTGATTCAAACAATCAACGCAACGTTCTTGAAAAAAGGCATTGATATAGCCGAACTTTCACACGATGTAATGAAGGATATAGAAAATTTAATTTTCAAACTAAAATTCTATTTCCAGCGCCCAAGACCAAAACAATTAGCGCAGTATTATAAGTTGAAGTTGTTTCCGTATGATAGTTATGTTGCAAACACACCTTCTTATCCTTCTGGGCATACCTTACAAGCGTTTGTAATCCTAAGCGTTATTGGTAACTTACACCCGAAAGAAAATGCTTTTTGCAAGGAAATGATTGACGATATTGCTTATAGTAGATTATACTTAGGCTTACATTTTCCAAGCGACAATGACTTTGCTAAATTAGTAGGCGAAGAAATTTTAAAACAACCAGAATTCGCTAAAAAATACGGAATATGAGGCACGATGAATATGAATTACAAAGAGCAATAAGTTGGTATTTGCACGTTCAATATTACGATGTTTTATTTTTATCAGATACGATAGCGAATTTAAAGCTAAGTAAGATGCAAGCTATTAGAAATAAAAAGATTCAAAAAGAAGGATTTAAAACGCCAGACTTACTTATTTTAGAGCCAAGAAACGGATATAGCGGACTTTTTATTGAATTAAAGATAGCAACACCATTCAAAAAAAATGGCGAGATTAAAGCAAGCACAAAAGACCACCTTAAAGGGCAGTTGGAAAGCATTGAAAAGCTTAATCAAAAAGGGTACAAAGCTTGCTTTGCAGTAGGTTTTGAAGAAACCAAGAAAATAATAGACGACTATTTAAAGTAAACTATGGATAACCAAGAACAAAAAACAACAACAACCCTATTTTCCGAACTAAACAAAACAATA